ATACCAGCCATCACACGCTCACCACGCTCATGCAACTCAACAACCTTTACAGGGTCAACAAAACGCACTGAATCTTCATCCTGCATACCTGTAGATAGATCAACATCTTCAACTTCAACTTCTTCAACAACTACAGGTGCACTCATAGAGTCCACAATCTCACACAACTCATAAACAGTTTCAGCGAGCTTCGCAATAGTTTCTAAAGCATCACCCTTCAGGCTGTACGCCTTATCCTGCAATTCACTCAAAACATAACCTTCCATTTGCCTAACATCAATTTTACCTGCATCAACAACAACATCCCGATTCTCACTCAACCCATTCACCCAAGTCTGACCTGCATCGCCACCCCAAGCATCCCAAGCAACACGCCCTGCAGTAGGGTAACCTTCTTCACCACTGTTAAAACCTGTAGCACCCTTGACAGAATCTTCTTGCCTAGCAAAGAAACTAATCATCCTGTTCACAGTCGTACCTGAGATGTCTTCACCAGAAGCAAGCTGAACAGCCCTAGCCCTACCAACATCAGTAAAACCATCGCCAGCCAAACCTTCAGCAATCCACTCCAAAGCACGTTTAGCAGCAACAGCAACACCTGTAGGCGGACTGTAACTCTCATCTGGGTCAACAGCTCTTTCCCCACCAACAGGGATACCTTCAGCCAAACTAATAGCAACCATCTGATCTATCGCTTCTTGCTTAGTTTTGTGTGTGCCTAAAACTTCACCATCATCCTTGACAGTAACCCAACCGCTCTCAGCCTGCTCAACAAAGTAAGGCATTACGCACCTGTTTCATAACTGCCATCAGGCACAGTAGTAGGGTTCTGCAACTGAACTGTTGGAAGCCCTGTATGTGGAATCGGTGACAGTCCTAGACTCTTCAAAACATCTTCAGGCACAAAGCCCAAAGCGATAAGTTTCTGAGCCATGTCAACCTTAGTTTCATCTTCATTCAAAGAAGCAGCGTTGATGTTGATGTTAGTCAAAGGCACACGCACAACATCTCCACCTTCAATAGGTCGCATGTTCTCTTTACGTCTAACTTCATTAGTTGACAGCACACCATTCTGCAACAGTTTGCTGTAACCCTCAATCCTTGTCGCATAATCCCCACGAAGCAGATCATCAGTGCTAAACGCCAGATACGCTCCATCAATAAGCAAAGTGCTAAACGCATCTTCAAGTTTCGCAAGCCAAGGTCTAAGCGTGTGAGTTACAAAAGCAATCTGCTTCTGCTCAATGCTGTTATAGCTCTGCCCACCGTTATTCAAACCAATCATGTCTGTAGGCACACGATACGCTCTAGCCACATCTTCAACAGCAAGCCTACGAGAATCAAGCATCTGAGCCTGATCGTTAGCAATAGTTGTTGGCTTGAACACAGCCCCACCAGAAAGAATCCCTGTCTTGTGTGCTTTACGGAAACCCTTGTGCTGTCTATCAAAACTTCTAGCAAGGTTCTCTGCCTGCTCAGCTGTCAACGCTCCAGGATACTCAATAACACCCTGAGTCAAAGTGCCCTGACCAAAGAAACGAGCAGCAAAGCTCTCTAGGCTGATTGCTAAACCGATGTTTTCTTTTAGCGTGTCAATCGGTGACTTACCCCTAAACTCACCTGGCATAATGATAGAACCCGAAATGTGAAGCATCTCATCCGAAGTCAAAACCTTATTACCTTCAACCGTAGAAGTGTAAAACTTCTGCCCCAAAGCATTACGACTAACCTGAACATTCAAAGGGTTCAAAACAACCATGTTCACAATGTTGCCTGAATTATCTTTGAACAAACGAACAAAAGCGTTACCGTCAATCAACAGGCTAATCATTGTCTGCTGCCAAAACGCAACACTAGGAATAGCGACATCAGGCTTAGACACCCAAGCAGGCTTCGGCCTATAAGGGTAAGCAATACCATCACGCCTAATGTAAGTATCAACAGGCAAAGCCGAAACAGTATCGCTAATCAAAGACACACAAGCCCAAACAGCGTTCACAGTCAAAGAAGTGTTGTAGTCAACGAAAGCTGCAGACTGAGTTTCATAAGAAGTCAGATCACCTGCACCCCACAAGCTCTGAAAACTTATAGCCCTAGACTCGCCAGACAAATTACCTAACATTACTTACCGCTTCTCTCCCACGCCAAACCAAACAACAACAAACCAACACCAGCCACAAGCACACCTGCAGGGACAAAGATAAGGCCTGCACCAACAGCAATAACTGTGATGCCTAAAGCCTGCAAAATCGTAGGTAACAAACTCATCCTTAGAACACGTAAAACTCTGGAACAATATCCGATTCTAGTTTACTAGTGGCTCGGTCATAGGCGATAACAAAAGCAACAGCAGCGTCAATCTTGCGTGGCGAGTTACGACTCTCCTTGACTATGCGAGCACCCATGTTATCTATCTTCAAAACACAGTTATCCAAATGCCTAGCCAGCAACGGATCACCCGAATGAGTCAAAGTCGCTTCAGTCACAGAATCAAACACTTTTTGGCAAGCAGGAATCATACGCCTAGCACTTGTGGAGTTGTATTCCACCACAGGCAAACCCAAATCCTGTAACACAGCCATAGTTCGTTGCCAACGGAAAGGGTCAAACGCAATCTCACGCAAGTTACGATGCTTCTGAGCAAAATCAATCAACGTCTGCTCCACTTCGAGAGTGTCAACACGCCAATCATCCAAGTCATCAGGTTGCTTCTCCCACGCCTGCACCAACCAAACATGGGGTTTATCTTCATGAGTCTTAGGCACACTTACAGCAACAATGGCTGTCGTGTCACCACTAAACGAACCGTCAACACCCAACACAACTTCAACATCATCAGGAATCGGGATGTCTTCCTGCAACGAATCCCACACGCCTGCAGGCAACCAAGTGTTCTGCGAACTTACCCACTGATTGCAACGCTTAGTTCTAAACTCTGCTTCAGGAGTACGCTTCACCATAGATTCAAAATCGGCTTTAGAGTTCAAATCACCGTAGCCAGGATTAGCTGCAATCCAAGTTTCTTCTAATCTATGATCTGCATCTGCAGGTGCTTCCCACCAAGCCATGTAAAACGAAGGGTCATCAACTTCACCCCTAGCAACTTTCTGGCCATACTGATACAGCTGATAAGCAGTAGAGTCTTGACCTGTAGAGTCTGACTTCACTCCACAAGTAGTAGTTGCAATCATCATGGGTTGCCTTCTGGAAGCCATAGACAGTTGCATAACATCCCACATCGCCCTATCCTTCAGAGCGGCAGCTTCATCGAAAATCACGGCACTGGCGTTCAAACCTTCCTTGGAATATGCTTCTGCAGAAAGCACACGCCAAATGCTCCCTGTACCTGGCACTTCAATAACATCCCTGTAAATGTTGCACATACCAGCAAGCTCAGGTTCACGCTCAATAATCTTGCGAGCATCCCCAAAGGTAATACGTGCCTGCTCCTTCTCAGCTGCACAAGAATAAACTTCGCCACCTTCATCACCATTGATAAGAAACCAAAGTCCTAACCCTGTGACTAAAGCAGACTTGCCATTCTTTCTACCCATTGACCAGACAGCAGTACGCTTCTTGAACAAACCCTGCTCATCAACTTCAAGTGTTTCTTCCAGCAAGCGTTCCTGCCAAGGCCTTAGTTTTATAGACTGACCTGCACCACCAGCAATAGAGTCCTTAGTCAAAGTGACAAACGTATTGATAAAGTCAACAGCATCAGCACCCCTAGATCCATACTGCAAATCGGTAGGCGTAACCCAAGCAGGCGGCCAACTACTTTGAGTCAATTACGATAACCTGTTCACGCTCTTGCTGACGTTTACGCAACTGCTCCATCTTCGACTCAGCCTTTATCTCAGCCAAGCCCAACTTAGAACGAGCATCAACAGTCAAACCCAACAAGCCCAAGTTCTTCACAACAGCAGTTTCCAAATCAAGCAGCTGACGGTGAACGTGAAAGTCATCAGGCTTCTCAACGAACATACGCTCCAACACAACCTGCCGATCTAACTGCTTACAAGTCAGCAACAAAAGTTCAACATCCGTCTGCGGACTAATCCAAGTTTGACCAACACCAAACACACGATTCCAAAGCAACATGCCAGCCCAGTCCAACGGTTGATGCGGTTCAACCTTCCCAGCATGTAAAGAAATCGTTGAATCAGAACTAGGCAAAGCTCTCTTGCCAGGGTTGCCCAAAGCACGTTTCACTTCAAGGGGTTTAGCAGGATTAGCCATGCCACAAGACTAACAAGAAAACCAACCAACTGCGACTATGCACGAAAACA